AGTTCTCCCGAGCATAAATAACAATACGCTGGCAACGTTATAGCCAAGGAGAACAAACAAAATGGATGCACGAATCCAAACCGGTGGTCACGACAACCAAGCAGCCGCAGGCGCTGTCCAACAGCCTGAAGCAGATACACAAGTCAATGCAGGTGCTATTCGTAAGAGCACCACTAACTCAATCCTGAATGCACTTTCGCAGGCATCTGGACAAAACTTTGAGTCAGTAGAAGCAGCGTTAAGTTTCATGGCAAGGACTTCTGCATCTCAACAAACCGGTGGCTCCGCACAGCCAGTGGAAGAACCGCAACAGCAACGCGCTGGTCGCGTCACTACTAACGATCTGCATGAGCAGTTCAGTAAACTACAATCGGACCTGGCTCGCAAAGACCAGATGATCCGTGAGCGAGAACTGGACAGTGATATTCAGCGTGCTATGGGTGACCGATTTGATCCAGACCTGTTAGATTATGCATTAAGTAAGGTTAAAAGCAATATTCAGTGGAATAGTGATGGTACCTACAACATAATCAATGGTAAAGGACAAGAGCGTTACGGTATTGACGGCAATCCACTTACCATCCAGGGGTTAGTCCAAGAAGTAGCCGCAGGTAATCCCAAGCTACTAAAGCAGAATACGCTCTCCTCTGGATCTGGTCTACGTCCCGGTCAAGGTAACTTTGCTGGTGCTCCGCAAGACTCTATTCCTGACTATTCTAAGGATCCTGCCGCGTTCAATGCTTGGGCGCAAAAATCAGGTCTAGGTAAGAATGTCGGTCTAAAGATTATGCAAGTATCAGCCACAAGCTCAATGCCGGGGAAAACTATCATCTAAAATAACAGCCAACAAAAGGAGAATCTCAAATGGCTTACGTACTCGGTGGATCGGATGGCGAAAACTATGGTTTCACATTCGCAATCGCAAACTTCGCACTACGTGCAATGCACGAATCACTCGGTCTAGTTAATATGACTAACGTTGTTACCCCAACTCAGGGTAATCAGTTCTTGGTGCCAAATTTCGCACCCATTACGTACCAAGACTTCAATCCAGCGGGCTCTAATGTTGCTCCTTGGAATACTGGTAACGCGACTGTCCAGAATCCTGCTATGTCTCAGACCAGCATCTTGGCATCACCTGCAGTAGCAACTACTGCCTTTGATATCTTCCTGGGTTGGACTACTAGCTTCCAGTTGGCAGCAACTCTCGGTGCAGAACTCGGCGACTCATTCGCTGAAAAGGTTGACCAGCGTGTCTGCCAAGCATTCGCCAATGGCACTGCTTCAGAGACTGATGGCACTGCAACTCCAGTAGGTCAGACAACTGGCTTCAAGCCAACTCCAGGTAACACATTCTATCCTCAGAGTGCTGACGGATACTATCGCGTCCTGCGTCTTGGTGCTCTTGAACTCCTCCCAGCAGGCGGCAACGTTCTCGCTGGTACAGGTGGCTTCACTGAGAATACTGTTATCGGCCTGATCCGTCTCGCCAAGCAACAGTTCAAGATCGCTCGTATGACTGGTAACCCAGTTGTTGTTCTTGACAGCAACGGTATCGTAACTGAAGCAACTGTAGGCGCAGTGGGCGGAAGCGGTTCTTCATTGACTCGCCTTCTCGCAGAACTAACTGGTGGTTCAGTCTCTGGTCCATCTTCAGGTGGTTCTAACCTATCTGCTCTTGGTAATGAGTTGCTACAGACCGGCAAGATTGAAAACGTTTATGGGGTTATGGTAATGTTCACCACATTCCTTCAGCATACAACTCGCACAATCGCTGGTACTGCTTCTACTCCTTGCCTCGTAGGCGCATACTTCGGTGAGAGTGCTCTGTTCACTGTCATGAAGGAAGGTCTACAGATCAAGCTGGGTGAAGTACCAGGTGGCTTGCAGAACTGGTTGACTGGTGTCGGTTACTTCGGTAGCGGCGTTGGTGACCAGCGTCGTGGTGGTGCCATCAATATCGTTCAGGACGCTTAATCTAAAAATCTAGGAGATAATCAATGTCTGTACCATATCAGCGAATCTCTAATGCGACTGTCCAGGACATAAAGTTCTATGATCCAGCAGCGTATCGCAGAGCAGAAGCCCTCAATACCGACTGGGAACCATACTTTCGTGTGGGATCACAGGAATGGCTTTACAAGTTAGAGTTTGGCTGGTGGAACAAGTACTGCGACACGGTTCTAGGAGCGTACTATTATGCAAACTTGCCTAATGGTGCGCTCATCTCCAGTTTCAATCCTAGCCTACTCATCAAGAGTGACCAGACCTTAATACGCCTGGACACATTTGGTGCAGTTCTAGTGTTCTATGAATCACTTGTCACTGAAGTCAGTAATATGAACGATGTGGATAAGATGAACTATGACTTTGCTAAGGATAGGTGCGACCGTGAGTGGATTAAAGCATTGGAGTTAATGAACTTCTATAATCTTTATGGCAACTCACCAAACGGTCCTACCACGAAACTGGAAGAGAACTGGACCGCTGACGTAGATTACTTTAATGGTGACAGGAGATTCTTCTAATGTATAATCCTGGCAATATGCCTTATATCACTGGTGATGGGGTATATAGAATGGTAAAGTTCTATATACCTCAGAACTGGGATGTCCCAGTATTCAGTAATACTGACTGGGCCAGCGATGATGATATTGTCAGGTTTGGTATCTACATTAGCGACATCGTGACTACAAGCAGGACTCCCAATCAACTGGCAGTAAACAAAGGTGGCAACATCTATAATGCAGTGGATGAGTTCTATATCGCTTACATCAGTTTCCAGACTGATCCCTATCTGGATCGTGTAAGAGATATGATAAGCAGCCTAGTCACACAGAATATTCCTGGAACTGATCAGCAGTTCATGGATGGCTACTTTGACCGTAGCTACCAAGAAGTGCTGAACTATGGACCACAAAGACAACGATACACCTGGACTTTTAAGTTAACAAGATTAGAGTTTCAATAGCCAGCACACAAGGAGAACTGTAAGATGGCACGTATTACAACCAACACTAACGGTACACAGCCCGTTATCAAGATTGCGTATGCAGGTGCTAACCTTGCCAACGCAAACGTTACACTAACTATCCCATACATCCAAGATATCACTATCACCAACTCTACTGGTGTCTATATGTACACTGACTTCAGTGATACAGACCAGCGCAAGCTCAGCACACCGGCAGACAACAAGTTGGCAACCAACATCGTCGTAGACAGCGTAACCTACTTCGGTAATGCCAATGCTACTGCAAACACTGCAGTATACGACGGTATCGCTCTGCTCTCAGTAAACAAGCAACCGCTTGACTTTGAAATCTACTGGAACGGAACTGCCAACGGTGCATACACCTACACTGGTACTGGGTTCATCACTAACCTCGCACCAAAGACTACACCAACTCAGCCTGTCTGGATCACTCCGATGGAAATCGCTGTTGACGGTGCCTACACTGTAGGAAGCGTAGCCTAAGCAAGCTGGGGGGCATCTCTAAAACGGGTGCCCCCTTTTTTAACAAGTCGTAATGGAGAACAAATCGTGAACGTATGGTTCAAGACCAGAGAAGAGAAGCTTAGGAGCCTGCTTGCCGATGAGGCAAAGAACAGCGACATCCTTAAAACTCTGTACACCACAGTAAAACAACTACAAGCCAAATCTGGCTTTCGTATAGCATTGCTCAACCAACTGCTGGACGAAGAAGAAAACGATAAGTAATAGAAACAAATCACAAGGAACAAATCACATGAAACTATCACAACTATCAGCCAAACCAGTACTCGTTCTCATCTCACTTGATGATGAAGAAACTATCCAAGAATATAATGAGCCTCTAGAGTTCTATACTTGGGACCGTCAACCAATGGATGTATTCATGAAGTTGGCGAGCATTGATCCCGCATCAACAAACATCAATATCATTGAGATTGTCAGAACACTGATCCTTGATGAGGAAGGCAAGGAAATCCTATCCAAGGAGAATATGCTGCCTCCTAAGGTCCTTATGAAGGCAATCACAAAGGTAAGCGAACTACTGGGAAAGTAACAGGCAGCACTATAAAACTCCAATCTAAGGAGTTGTATATAATCTTGACTATTGAGACAATGGCTAAACGATATAAGATGTTACCAAGCGAAGTATTAGAACGTGCCACTACTTACGACTTGTATCTTATGGATGTTGCTATGAGTTATCACAACTACGAGATGGAAAAGATTAATAACAATGGTGTTGCCCCGGCCCCAGACCTAACTGAACAAGAACTAATGGAAATAATGAATAAGGTAAAGTGATATGAAACTGAACTCAATAGTCCAATCTGCGACACTGGAACGATTCATCATTGATGATGAAGAAATCGTCGCGGAATATGGCGATGAACTTGAGTTCTATGCATATCACGATGCCGCCCTTGCTGGCTTAAACTTCATAGAAGAACATGAAGTTACATATGAAGAAACAGTTGATATCCTTAAACTACTCATCTTAAATAAAGACGGTCTCCCTGTGGTCAAGTCAGGCTATAAGTTGCCAAACAAAGTTATGTTAGCGGCTTATAGCCTGATGAAACAAGTATGGATGAGGTAAAAGATGGCCAGCATATTAAACTCAACTCCCAGCGTATCACTCACTAAAGGTCCAATATCCTTTAAGATCAATGATATCGCCTATCAGCAAAAACTAAAGAAGTTGCAATCAGTGAAGCAGGTGGTTATGCCCAATGTTTATAACTTCTTCAAATCCAAGACACCTATAAGATCAGGTAATGCCAGAAACAATACAACTTTAGGTTCTAATATGGTCATCCAAGCAGATTATCCCTATGCAGGTGTGCTGGATGCAGGTCGTGGAAATAGAGATGGTCAGATGAGAGGATCCGATCAGGCTCCTGATGGTATGACTAAGCCTACTAAAGTAGAAGCCGCACGATTAGTGAAACAATACATTAATACCTTTGGGAGAAGATAATGGCTCAAGATATTAGCATCACAATGGGTTTGGACGACACACAAGTCCTATCCGAACTCAATAAACTAGGAACAACAGTAAACACTGTTGCAGGTAATATTAAACTCAAGATGCAAGAAGTGTCTGAAAGTATTGCAACTGTGGGTGAAGCCGTAAAGGCTTCCAGCGAAACCTTTGAGAAGTTCGGCGCTGTTGTGATCGGAATCGGATTTGCTGAGTTTGTCCGTGGTGCATTCGAAGCCGCCAGCCAAGCAGTGAATACTGCAAGTTCGTTAGGTATAAGCACCCAAAGTTATATGGAAATGAGCACCGCAATGGTCGCCGCTGGTAAGAAAAGCGAAGACTTAGGTATAGCATTATCCAAGATGGAAATCGCTGCTGGTAAAGCCGCTGACGGCAATCAGCAGATGATCACTGCCTTCGCACGGGTAGGCATCTCTATGGATTACCTAAAGACGCATGATGCTTCCGAAACCTTCAACAAGATTGCTAAAGCATTAGCCGATATGAAGAGTCCGTCTGAAAAAGCATTAGTGATGCAAGAACTATTGGGCAAGGGATTCAAGGGCGCCGACTTAGAAAACTATGTAAAACAATATGAAAAACTAAACGGTACTATGGCCGGATCAGCCGAGGCTACCGAAAAGGCTGCAGAGTTCACTGACCAGTTAAAAGAAGGTATTAGACAACTTCAGGTTAAGGTTATTGAAATAATAGAAAAGTTGACTGGATTACGAGGAGATGATGTTTCTGGTATCCTAGGAAGCAAAAAGGCTGCAGAACTACTAGTTGGAGTATTCACAGCCCTTACCGCAGGTGCAGTATTAAAAGGTGTAGTTAGTATTATTGATGCAGTAAAATCATTAGGTGCTGCGTTCATAGGAACTTCAGAAGCAGCAGCCGTCGGTGCTACAGCCACAACTGCCTATACAACAGCAACCTTAGGTGCGGCCACTGCCAACCTTTATAACTCAGCCGCTGTAGGAAGATTATTAACCCAGTTAGTCAATAAAAGTTTGGCTGAACAGGCTGCTGCTGCTGAAGAGGCTGCAGGAACAACTACCAGCCAAGCATATGCAGCAGCACAAGAAGAAATCGCAGCAACAACTGCTCAGGTAACAAGACTGACTATTGCTAGAGCATCAGCACAACAAGCATTGAATGCAATATTAATGGAAGGTGCTGCTACTACCGAAGGTATGGCAGTAACAACTGCAGCATCTGTGGGAGTCTTCGCAAGATTATCTGCTATGCTTACTGGAATAGGTGAAGCGATAGCAGGTGTTGTTGCTGGCTTTAGTCTTATGTCTGCTGGCATCGTTGCTGCAGTCGCTGCGGCTGTAGCAGTAGTTGCCACATTAGGTGTTGTAGTTTGGAAAGCCTTCGGTCCTGAAATAATAGATGGATTAAAAAAGGCCTGGCAAGGCTTCAGTGACTTTGTGCTTGGAATCTTTAAAGGTATTGAAGAAGCATTTAAGAAGTTTACTGGTTGGTTTGATAAGTGGACAAGTGAAGCCGCCGCCAAACTACGAGAGCTGTTTCATCTGCCTCCGTTACCTCCTGCTCCTCCTCCTCCTAAGGAAGAACCCAAGAAACCTGCTCCTTCGGGTCCTCCGGTCGTGGCCCAAGGTCAAGGTGCTGGCGTTTCATCTGGTTCTACTGCATTACAGGATCAGTTAGTAAATATTAAAGCCCAATATAGTGCTCTGTTGGCAACCAATAAGGCAGCGGCTGATAGGCTTGATTTGGAGATTAAGTATGCTCATGCTACTGAAGAAAGTAAAAAAGCGGCATTAGCAGCATTTGATGCTAATGTAAAATATAACGCTGATATTGCAAAGATCAACAAAGAAATAGAGTCATACCAGACCAAGAAAAAAAGTGCGGCTTCTGATGAGATTCCTCTATACAATAAGATTATTGCTACGCTACAACAAGAAAAAGCCGCCCTCCAAAATAATAATACTTTGATGGCAGCAAAAACTGCTGAACTGGTAAAGCAGAACCAACTACAGGAAATGGAACTTGTTTTCCTAGACACCAAGTTAAAAGTGCAGAAGAATATCCAAGATATCAATAATGCTACCGCTGAGTTAACTATGACTGAGAGCGAGAAAGCATTAGCAAATATCAATAAGCAAATCTCTGCCGAGCAAGAACTTGCATTAAAGAAGCGTCAGGCTCAGTTAGGCGGCGATGTTCCTGCAGGTGAAGCTGACCAAATCAGAAGTAGAATAGCCGCTACATTCCAAGACCAGATTACTGCGACACAAAAACAAATCGCAGTTAGCCGTGAATGGTCAACAGGATGGAAGCAGGCCTTTAATACATTCGTAGATGAAAGCACCAATGCTGCTAAAATCGCAGGAAATGTATTCAATACAGTAACTAACAGCATGAACAATGCGATTGATAACTTTGCTAAAACTGGTAAGTTTAACTTTAAGAGCTTCGCAGCATCAGTCATCCAAGACCTTATTGTTATTGAGATGAAGGCACAAGCAGCGATGGCTGTAAAAGCATTAATGGGTGCTGGTGGTGGAATATTTGGAGCAATCGCCGGCATCTTTGGCTTCGCTGACGGCGGTGATCCTCCCGTAGGTAAGGCAAGCCTCGTAGGTGAGAATGGTCCAGAATTATTCGTTCCTAAGCAAGCAGGCACTATCATACCAAATAGCGCATTGGGCGGACAACAAACGATACATAATAATACAACCAATAATGTCTATAACATCAGCGCGATTGATAGTCAATCGGTGGCCCAGTTCTTCGCGAGCAATCGCAAGATGGCCTATGCTGCTGTTGTGACCGCACAAAATGAACTGCCCTATAACAACTCAAAATTTTAGTGAGGAATAAATGAGCACAGGCTTACAAACAGTCATAGACTACAGCAACACGATGCTAATAGATCGTCGTAAGGTAGTAGGCATACAATACACGAGGAACGAGGTTCCAAGGACCACGCTGACACCCACGCTGAATCCGTGGAAGATCACTGTAGAACTGCCCAACAGCTTCCGATACAGCCAAGCACGGGCACTTATGGAAGAGGTAGATACGCTGGATGCTTGGCAACCCCAAGTTGTCACATTTGGAAACAATCCTAAACTATCCTGGATCTTCGCATATCAAGGAGCGATGTCTCCTTCACAGGTCACCAGCGTCACTGTTGTAAGTTATATAGGCAATCAGTTGATATTAGGCAATCTACCAACAATGGCATCAGACAGCGTATTGTTTGCCAAGAACGACCTGATACAGATTGTTCCTTATCCTTATCCTTTTACCAGCACCACTGATGTGCTTCGCGGATCAGGCACGAC